CGGTCATGTTTGTCGCGCTATGATTGCTAGTTGGCTATGACCACGCCCGTCTATCCCCACGCGCCGTGGTTGGCGGGGGTCTGGGGGGAGCCATCCCCCCAGGCTCCCCCGGAGGCGCGCTGGGCCGCCGGCCGTAGCCGGGGGACCAGTTAGCCATGGGCGGGGGGGGCGAGAGGGAGTGGGCGGTGGGCCGGGGAAGTCCATCTTGTATAAGTAGACGCCGTAGTGGCTGTAGGTCGACGCGAGCAGGTAGAGCGTCTTGCCGCCGTCGCGCAGCAACGCGCTCGCCGTGTACGGGGCGTAGACGTCCCAGTCGCTCCGCGTCCGCGCATAGGGCGCCGCGACGCGCGCGGGGCGCGCGGTCCAGGGGCCGGTGATCGTCGGGGCCGCGTAGATCAAAAAGGCGTCCGGCTTGCAGCTCGCGCTCGCCGTGAGCAGCAGGAAGCGGGCGAGGTAGGGGTCGTAGACGATCGAGAATTCGGCGATGGTGAGTTCGTCGCACTGGTCCGTCCCGGCGGGGTAGGCCGCGGTGTCGTAGTCTTTATCCAGCGTGAATAGGGGGTCGCGCGGGGCGATCAGCCACGGGACGCGCGCGTCGAGCGCCATCTCGTCGGACGTCGGGGCCGACCACGTCCCGCCGCCGAGATAGTACGACCAGGGGCGCGCGTCGCGCGGGTCGAGGAACGCGGCGAGGGGGATGCGGGCGAGCTTGACGCCGCCAAAGCGGTTCGTCGGCGCGCCGACCATGTAGAGGTAGCCCGCCCGCTCGTCGGCCCAGAAGCTGGCCTGCCCGAAGCCGTATTGCAGGCGCGTCGCGTCGCTGGACACGGCGTCTCGGCGCGTCCAGGTGTAGACGCCGGGTTTCCAGGGGCGGAAGATGCGCGCCCGCTCGTCGTAGCGCGCGAGGCGTGAGGCGACCGACCAGTGGTCGTGGCCCCTGAAGTCGCCTCCCTCCATGACCTGGGCGAACAGGGCCGCGCGCCCATGCCAGGCGACGGCGAAGAGCGCGCCGGGGATAGTGTAGCCGGGGTCGGGCGCGAGGGCGCGCGCGGCGACGGGGCCGGCCGGGCTCCCGACTGTGTTGAGGTAATGGTCGATGGCGATACCGCCGGCGAGGTCGCGCGTGACCGGCCCCGTCGCGACGAGGAAATTGCCGGCGTCGTCGTTCAGCGGTGACACGGCGTCACCCAGCGCCATGAACCAGTGCCCCCGATAAAGGGCGACCGCCCCGAGGTCCGCCCCCATCACGCCGCCCCGGTCGGGGTTGAGGATGGGCGCCCCCGCCGGCTCGTCGTCGCCCGCGTCGCCCACGACTTTCGCCACCAGACGCACGGTGGCGCCGTCGAGGAGTCCCACCGCCCTGTCCACGGCGACGCCGGTCCGCGCGCGGAGCCCCACGGCCGGCCGCGCGGCCACGTGCGGGGCCAGCGCCGCGCACAAGGCGAACACGCAACACAAAAAGAGGCGGCGGTACGGAACCACGACGGTCATTCCTGCCCATGAGCATAGGCGTCACGACGCGACAAGCCGTCGCGCGTTTCGTCCGCCGGCGAAAGTTCGGGTGAGGGATGGCTCCGCCGCCGGATCGTCGGAGGGGCGCCGGGTCGCGGGGAGGAAGCGCCGGATCGTTGGTGAGTGGGGCACCGGACTGTTATCCATTGTATCCTACCCCGCTCGCGGTAGGCTGACAAAATCGAGCCGCGACCTGGCGAAAACATGACAGAAGTGTCAAGGGACAAGAAAACAAACGCCGGAAGGGCCGGCGGGAAAGGTCCCGCCGGCCCTTCCGGCATGCCTAATCAGTCAAACCCGCGACTAATCCCCATACGCGATCCGTCGCGGCCGAACCACAGCGTCCGCCGCCGGCCGCGCCGCTCCCTGCGCTGCCTGACAGCATAGCGCCAACGACACCAGGAAGTCGTCGTGTCCCTCATGCGGCGCCACGTACCACCTCATCTGGTTGTTCTCCCGCATCTCGTACCGCGCCAACCCCACCTCGCCCCACAACTCGGCCGCCTCATCGCCGCCGTCCCCATACACGCTGCACCGCCCGGTGTTGATCATCTCCAGCAACTGAAACCCCAACCTGCTCTTCGACGGCGCCGAGAACACGAACGGCTCCACCACGAGTTCGCCCAACGTGCGCCCCAGCCACGAGGCCAATCCCGCCCCCACGCCCGTCGCGTCCACCACCACCCGCCGGCAGTTCCACACCTCGCGCGTCAGACGCTCCAGTTCCTGCAGCTGCGTCTGGTGGTCCCGCCCTGTCCACCAATAATGCTCGACGACTTCGACCCCGACCTCGCCCTCGTCGTTCCAGCTAACGCGCCCGATCGTGACCACCGTCGAGTCCCGCCGCGGCTTCAACGCCCGCAGCGCCGCGTCGCTGGCCTCTTCATCCTCGCCGGCGATGTCCACCCCGGCCACGTACACCGCGTGTCCGCTGACACCGCGTCCGCTGACACCGTGTCCGCTCGGTCCGCTGACCACGCCGCCCGCCTCCGGCGCCCGCAGCCGATCATGCCGCCCGCGCAGCAGTTCGCGCTGCTTCGCGCTCAGGAACTTGCCCAACCCCGGCACGGCGTGCAGCAAATACTGCGTCCGCACCACCGGGTGGTCGATGCCCATGCGCGCGATCTCGCTCGACACGAACTGCTTGTAGGCCGGGTTGAGCGCCGCCAGCGTCGTCCAATCGAACTCGAAGTGCCGTCGCCGTCCGTCGCGCTCCTCCAGCTCCAGGTTGTGCCGGCGGGTCTTCTCGAGCAGGCAGTCCTCCGTCCACGCCGTCCCGTAGAGCACGGTCGTGGCGTTCGTCGTGCTGGCCATCGGCCTGAAGTCTTGCAGATACTTGGTCTCGTCGACGTCCTGCGCCTCGTCGATTTCTAATAGAATATCCGCCGTCGCGCCGACCACGTTGCTGCCCTTCTCGGCGGAGAAGAACAGGATGCGCGCCCGCCCCAGCTGCAGCCCGTACCCGAACACCGGCCGGGAGCGCCCGGCGGTGTACGGGCCCTCCAACTCGCGCCCCAGCCGCAGCATGCTGTTGATAATCTGCGGCTTGAACGTCGGCGCGGCCTTGACGATCTGACCGCCCGCGCGGCTGAACAGCGCGAGCAGGTAGTACTCCAGGGCCGCGCTCGTCTGGTTCTTGCCCATCTGGCGGGCCATCATCACCGTGATGACGTCGCCCCGGCCCCGGCGCACGCTGTCCAGCACGGCCTCGGCCACCGTGCATTGGTACGGGCGTAGCGTGCTGCTCCCGACCTCCGCCGTGAAACGCGCCACATCGTCGAGCAGGTCCTCCGGGTACCGCTGCTCTGGCGGCCGCGCCTCCAACAAGCCCACCCGCGCCCGCAGGCTACCCATCCCGATTCTCCAGCGCCTTGATGCGCAGCTCCAGCGTCCCGATCTCATGCATGCGCACCAGCGCGTTGCTCAACGAGGCGAGCGCCCCCGCCGAACGTGCGTCCAGCGTTCCCGCGTACGCCTCCACCATGGCGGTCTTCAGCAAGCCCAACACGTCGACTATCTCGCCGTCGCCTTGCAACAGCTTGCCGACGCGCGCGGCCGTCGCCCGGTTGCGGCCGCCCACGCTTCGTCCCTCCTCATGGCGCTGCGCGAGGCCGGGGTCGTGCCCGAAGCAATAGCCCGACGGGCCGGCCTTGGCCCGGCACGGCTTCCTATCCCGCCGCGTCGCGCGGCATGTCGCCCCGTCCTCGTCCATCGCCCCACCTCACTCGTCACTCGCCTCTCGTCACGTCCAGCGCCAGCGCGCCGGCACGTCGCCCCAACGCGCCACGGCCGCGACGCCCGCGTTGCGCTGGCCTTTGATCTCCTTGAGCTTGCCTTGGAAGCGCGTGAGCAGATGTGTCCCCGCCGTCAGCCACGCCGCGGGCACGGTGCGCTCGTCCACGCGGTCGCGCATCTCGCCGTCCTGGTACTCGAATAGGTCGTTGGTCCCCGCCTGGTACGCCAGCATGGCGTAGGCCGCCGCGCCCAGCAGCACGATGTCGTGGTGCCGTTCGGGGATGCTCGTCCCCGCCTGCGTCAATTGATGCTTGCCGGCGTAGGTCACGGTCAGCGCGCCGCCCGTGTCGGCGGGCAGCCGATCCGGCGGGAGCTTGAGCGTGAACTGCGCCAGGTTGGCCGTGCTGTCGGACGCGGGCGGCGGCGCGCCCAACAGGGCGTCCGGCACGGCATCGATCCACTCCGTCGTCGTGTTGTCGAGCACTTGCCCGGCCAGCGCCGCCTGCGCTCCCACTCCCACGCGCGTCCGGTAGACGCCGCGCCCGACCGTCCCCGGCGGTCCTAGCGGTATCCCGCTCAACAGGGCCGTGCCTCCGTGCAGCGTCAACGGCGCCGAGAGCGGGCCGAGCAAGGTCTCGCCGCCACTCTTGAAGAACGTCATGCCCCACGCGTATGTCCCGTCGAGCGGGCCGGCCGCGCCGCTCGCCGTTGCTGCCGGCGCCACCTGTGGGATGCCGAGGCTTGGGGTGATACCCTCCTCGAACGGGACCAGCGCGGGCGGGTAGAGCCCGCTGGGGTACTCCACGCTCTCGATCCACCACGCGCCGGGTGGGTAGGCGTAAGAGCGCGTCCCCGGCAGTGTCGCCGTCATCACCGCGCCCACCAACGGCGCGACGAACGAATACTCGTCGACGGCGCGGTCGAGCGCGCGCGCCAAATCGTCGTCGCCCCAACGCGGCGGCACACCCGCGTCCAGCCCCTGCGCCCGGTCGAAAAGGTCCTGCCGCAGGTCGGCCACCGCCTCCACCAGCGTCGGATGCCCGCCCGGCGTCCCGGCGGGCGTGTAGGAGAGAATAAGGGTCATGAATTATCCTTATAGCTCCCCTCTCCCGCGTCAGGGAGAGGGGTCGGGGGTGAGGGCCGCAGGCTTAGTTCACCACTAAATACCACACATCCGTCGCGCTCGTCGTCGCGCCCGAACTGTACACGGTCGCGGTGAATCCTCCCGCGGCCGTCGCGGTGACGGCCAAACCGGTGATCGCGCCGCCGTTCCCCAGCGGTTGCAGGAACACGTACGAGCTCGGCCCGACTAGCGCGTTCGGGACCACGATCGCGCCGCCGTTGGCTGTCCCCGCCGGGACACTGAACGCGCCCAACGCCTGGTTCGCCGCCGCCCCCGCGCTCGCGTTCGCCGTCTGCCCCGCGAAGCACAGTTGCCGCCCCGCCTGCACCGTCGGGTTCGGCGCCGGCTGCGCGCCCCCGCTCGCGTCGACCTGCAAGCCCTCGATTGCCGTCGCCTGGACGGGCGGTGTGTAGGCCATGGATCACTCCTTCGTCGTGATAGCCGTCAGCTGTCAGCGATCAGCCATCAGCTATTTCAGCGGGTTACCCGCTCTATCACCACCAGCCGCAGTGGCTACGGGCAAAAGCTGACAGCTGATCGCTAAACAAGCAAACTGATCAGCCGCGCCGCGATGTCGGCGTGGCCCGCGTCGACCGGGTGCGCGTCGCCGGCGCCGATGTAGGTGGCGGCGACGGCCGGGCCGAGCGCCTCCCACGCCGCGTTGATGTCGAGCACGGCCGCGTTGTGGCGCCGCGCCACGTTATAGACGCGGTCGATGTAGGCGTGCGCCGTCGCCAGGTTAGCCCAGCTACCAGCCATGGGCCCGATAAACGGGATCACGAAGAGGACCGACGCCCCCGCGACCCTGGCCGAGTCGCATAGCCGCCGCAGCAGCGCTTCGTAGGTGTCGAACGCCACCCCCTGCTGCATGTCGTTGACGATGTGCTCGACGATGACCAACTTCGGCGGAATCGCCCACGCCTCGACCGAGGCCCGCGCCGAGTCCACCCGGGTGTTGAGCAACATTTGGTAGGCGCTCTTGCCGCTGTAGGACATGGCGTAGGGCAGGATGCCCCGCCCCACGCCATTGTAGGCGACCAAGCCGTGCAACCACAGCAGCCCCGCCTGCGGCGCGATGGCGATGGTGTGCGGGCCGGGCGCGAGGCCGCGCGTGGAGAAATAGACCACGGGGCTGGCCGCGCTACCCGCGTAGGCCGAGGCGTTCCCGCCCGCGCCGTAGGCGATGCCGTACTGGTCGTAGGGCACGCCGTCGATCGTCACGGTGTAGGAGCCGCCGCCCGGCTGCCGCAACCCGATCAGGTCGACGCCGGTCCCGCTGAAGAGGCCCGTGGCCGTGCCCGACCCATTAGGGCTCTGGTGCGCCTGACCGCCCACGCCATAGGTCGCGCCATATTGGTTCCACGTCCCGCTATAGGTCCAGCACGGTTGCGCCACGGCGCTGAAGCCGGCGTAGGTGTAGGCGTTGTCGAGCGTGTCCGACACCGGCTTGAAGCCCTCGCCGGCGCTACTGTACTTGGCCTGCAGCGCCGTCACCAACCGCGCCCAGAAGTGGCCGTTGGAGCGCGCCGTGGCATAGTGCCCGCGCAGGATCGAGTCGCCGATCCCCGCCACCGCCACGATGCCCCGCCCCGCCGCGCCCCTGGCCGCGGCCCAGGCGTCGAGCGCGCCGTCGGGCGCGAAGATCGCCGGCTGCGTCCCGGCCGGCGGACCACCCATGTACGGCATCGCTACACCCGCCCTTCGACGACGATCCCGCCCGCGGTCGCGCCGTTGACGGTCGTGGCTCCCGGCGCGTAGAGGTGCAGGACGGAGACAGTAGCCGCCTCGGCGAAGGTCGTCCCGGCGGCGATCGCCAGCGAGCCGGGTCCAGCCGGCGTGTCGAGCGCGCGGTAGATCGGCCCCGCCGTATTGTTCTGTATAAGGTACGAACGCACGCGCTGTGCGAAGACCACCGGCGTATCAGTCGTCGCCGCCAGCGCCGTCTGCGGCGCCGCCACCGGCGCCAGCCCGCCCACCTCCACCAGCGCGTTCCCGCTGCCATCGTAATAGGGCATATGCTTACTCCCTTCATAGTCGGGAGTCGGGAGTCGTGAGTTATTGGTCGCAGGCGCGTCGATGGAACGCGATGTTATCGACTTGAATAGACTTTCTGACGACTCCCGACTCCCGACTATCGACTAATTGTTCCCCTGATACAACCCCCGGTAGTCCACCACCGCGCCGCCGTACTCGTGGCGTACCTTATAAGTAAGGACGTCGTTGGTGAAGTTGGCCCCGTAGAGCGGCTGGTCCTGCACGAACAGAACGGGGTTCAGCTGGCCCCCGACGAAGCCGATCTCGACCGTGTCGACCACGCGCGGGTCGCAGGCCAGGTACCAGCCTGTCGCGCTGGTCAGCTGCGGGGCCACGATGACCTCGGCGTAGCCCAGCATCGGGTTGATGTCGTTGTAGTTGACGCCCGGCGCCCCGGCCGATTTGGTGATGACCATGGACTGCCACTCCAATTCGGGCGAGACCACCAGGTAGCGCGGCTTGAGCCCGATTGGCTTGCCGGCCAGGTTGGTCTGCCGCCGCATCGCCGTGACGCCGCTCTGCATCGCCGCCGACGCGAGCGCCGCGCCGCTGTTGGCCGTCCCCGCCGTCGTCACCGCGCTATTGTTGTGCGCGCCTCCTTTGGTGAACAGCGGGCTGCCGTCGTAGATGTTGCTCGTCGCCGTCAGGAAGCTGTAGACGAACTCGGCCAGCGTGAAGGCCGCCGCGACGGCCAGCTTTCCGGGGATCTGCCGGATGGCGTGCAGGTCGTCGTTGACCACCGTTTCGCGCGTAACGGCCACCAGGTTGCCGCGCTTCTGCGGCGTGTAGATCGCGCGCGTGTCGGAGAGCGTCAGCGTGGTGTAGGCCGTGTCCTCGGGCACGGTCGAGAGCGAGCCGAACGCGCCGAGCCGGATACGGTCCTGTTGCTTGAAGTCCCGGATCGGCGTAACCGTGCAGAACTTCTGCCACTCGCTGGGCCACGCTTGATAATCATGCAGGAGGCGTTTGTTCATGCTGGTCCCGAGCAGGTACGAGAAGGTGGCCGTGGTGACGTCGGCCTCGCGCAGCCGCTCGAGCGCGGTCACGCCGCTGACCGCCGCGTCGCCGGTCGCCACGACGTAGGCCTCGCGGATGCCGCCGAGCGCGGGCACGCGCTCGCCTTCATGGATGTCGAAGAGTTGGTCGAAGGCCTTCTGCAGCTTCTCGGCCTCGTTCATGCCCACGCGGATGCTTTTCTCGAAGCCCATGCCGCGCACCAGACCCGCGTCGGTCAGCGCGGCCAGCACGTCGCGCTCGTCGGTGATGGCCGCATCCAGGTCGCCGCTCTCGAAAAGGCGGCCGCGGAAGCGGCGCTCCACGCGCTCGCGCACCGGCGCCGGCAACGCACACGCGCGTAGCGCCCCATCGAGCTCACGCTCACAGGCCAGCAGACGCCGCTCGCGCCGCACCTCCTCGCGCAACGTCTGCAAAGATTCTTCGACGCTTTCACCACGAGAGGTCTCACCACGGAGACACGGAGACACGGAGTTTTCCTTTATGTCTATCGTGCTATCAGCATGATCGATCGGCCCCTGACCCTCCGGCGTCTTGCTCGCTACCGCGCTGTCTTCTGTCACGTTCATATCCTCCTCTACCTCCTCCGTGTCTCCGTGTCTCCGTGGTAAATCCGCGTCGGCTTGCAGGATGCGCTCGAGGCGGCCGCCGGCCGAGGCGCGCGTCACCACGTCGCACGAGTTGAGGCGCGTGATGGCTTCCACCACGCGCGCCGCGCGCCCCTCCACGCGGCCGGGCGTCACGCGCGCATCGGCGTCGATGGAGAGCCCGATCAGGTCCGGTTGCCCCTCCTCGACCGCCTCGCGCACGAGGTCCCACAGCCACTCGGCCCCGCGCGCCACCTTGAGCGTCGCGCGCAACGTTCCCTCGTCGTCGACGCGTGGGCTTTTGTAGTAACCCACGATGTCGCGGATGCTGCGCTCGGGCCGCTCGCCGGGGGCGGGGTGGTCGGCGAAGGCTCGCGCGCCCTCAAATAGCGGCGCCATCGCCCGCACCACGGCGGGCGCGTAGTAGTTGCCGTTCTTGGAGAGCCCCGCGCGGATGCACACCACCTCCACCGCGCGCCGCTCCCGATCCATCACCGCCTCGCGCAGGCTGGCCACGATGCGTACCCGCCCCGGCATAGCCTCGGCGTCGTCCTCGGACTCAGACTCGGGCATGTCGACCTCCTTTTAGCGATCAGCCGTCAGCCGTCAGCCGTCAGCCGTCAGCTGATCGCTGACGGCTGATCGCTGATCGCTCCCGTGTAGCGCGCCGGGTCCGTCATGACCGGCGCGGACATGACGTAGGGCGGCAGCGCGTCGAAAGCCTCCATGTTGGCGTCGTTCGCGTAGGAGTGCGCGGCGGGCGTATCTATCCCCACCGCGCCCGCCGCAGGCGCGGTATCCATCACCATGCGCGTGAAGCGGTCGGGCGGCCAGTCCGGCCCCCCATCGCGCGCGCCATACGTCTCGCTCGGCGTCGTCATGCCGGGGTGCTTGTCCATGTCATACCCTCCCTATTCGTCACTCGTCACTCGGCCGATATTCTTGGTACGAGCCCAGCCGCGCCCCGAGGTCGCGCCGCGCGGACACTTGTTGGCGCGCCGTGTAGAGGCGCGCGTCCGCCGGCAAGCCCGCGAGCGCCCGCGCCACAGCCCCATCGTCGCACGGACCCGGCAGGGCCACGCCCCACCCCCGCTCCGACGCCGCGGGGGGAACCCCCGCGTACGCGACAGGTCCGCCACACGCGTCGCCGCCCCTATCCCGACCGCCCGGTTCGTCCCCTGGTAGCACGTATGTCATCGCCCCATCTTCTGCCACTATCCCCTCCCTTCCACCGCTATCGAGCCGGTCCATCTCTACCGCGGGAGCCGACCCACGATTGTGATGGCGGCCGCCGTGGGCCTGCGCGTAAAAGCGCATGGTAGGGACCGGACCTTGAAAGGTCATCCGCGGTGACGGCAGCTCTCAGCGTGTGGGCGTGCCACGGATCGTGTCGCGCCCACACAGACCTTTTAAGGTCCGTCCCCTGCCATGGTCTTTTAAGGCCAGGTCTCCTCTCACGCTCCCAGTAGATAGCGCGCTACACCCCGCCCACGCGCAACACCGCGGGCGCGGCCGAAGCGTCGATAGGCGTGAGCGCCGCGCCTAGCGGAGCCGGCGCATTGGTTGTCGCGCCTGCCGCGACGACCGACGCCGCTCCGGGCGCCTCGCCACCGGTGGCCGTGCCCTTGCCGCTATCCGTCGTCGCGACGGCCGCGACAACGCCCGTCGCGGACGCCGCGCTCGCCGGGACCGCGGCGCGCAGCGCCGTCTTGAGGTCGAGCACCTCACTCTCGATCAGCACCTCCAGTTGCTCGCCCGACAACATGGGGAAGCGCCGCGCCAACAACGCCGCGACCTCGCCGTAGCGTGCGCTCTTGGCCGGGATGACCTGCTCGGCCCATGCCACCAGCCGCGCCGCGTAGCCCGCCGCGCGCCGGTCGCGCAGATGCGTCAGAACCATCCGCGTCACCCAGCCCACCCCCAGCGTCGTCAGCGGCGGCGCCGCCAGCAACGCCGCCTGATACTCCAGCCCGATCACCGCGCGCAGCAACTCGTCGTGCATCTTCCCTCCATAGTCGAAAGTCGAAAGTCGAAAGTCGAAAGTCGAAAGTCGAAAGTCGAAAGTCGAAAGTCGTGAGTCGTGAGTCGTGAGTCACTAGCCGTTGCCCCATAAGTCGTCATTAGTTGGAGTCCAGATTGCCAGAGTGGAACTCACGACTCACGACCGTTATCGACCCCGTACATACTCCCGCCGCACCCACCCGTGCAGGCCGTGGGCGCTCACGAACGTCCACAGGCACGCGTCGGCGTAGGCGTCGCGCACCTCCTCGCCGTCCCGCAGCGTCGCCAGCGCCTGCGCCGAGAGCATGGGCGACCGGCGCAGCTGCAGGCCCTCGGGGCAGGCGACGACCAGGGACGCCGCGTCGCGCGCCGGCCGTAGCGAGGCTCCGGCCGTCTTGGCCGCCGTCCACGGCGACCGCTCCAGCACGTAGGCTCCGCCGAAAGCCGCGGCGAGGCTCGTGTCCGTGTAGACCGTGTCGTTCTCGCCGTTCCAATACGAGAGCGGATCGTTGAACGCGCCGTTGGGCAGCCACAGGATGAAGTGGTCGGGGGCGCCGCCGCCGCCCAGCCACCATTGCGGGTAGTCCGTGTACACCCGCCGGCCGTCGACCACGTTCGGCGCGGCCGTGCGCAGGCAGGCCGCGCGTACCCAGCAGAGCGCCCACGCGGCGGCGCGCGCCTCGGCCAAACTCCCCGTCCAGCGCCAGGTGATGCCCAGCGCGGCGAGCGTCCGCCCGCCCTGCTCCAGCGTGGTCCAGCCCTGACCCGCGTGGTCGGGCTGCCCCGTCGCCAGCAGACGCATCGCGCCCACCAGCGCCGCGTCGTCCCCCGCGAACGGGTAGCCCTGCTCGCGCAGATAGCGCGCGAGGGACGCCTCGTAACAATCGCTCGCCCCCTCCAGCGCCCCCACCGGGTCCCCCGTATGACGGTATAGCTGGCTGATGTGCCGCCAGCGCGGCTGCCAGGCCATAGGCTCGCCTCCTTTCTAGTAGCGATCAGCTGTCAGCAATCAGCTGTCAGCTTTTTGTCGCCCCTCACCGATCAGATGGTCTTGCCCGTGTGTGATCGCTGCCAGGTGGTTAAAACCACACGTCGCCCCTTTCTTCCCACGAAAGCTGACCGCTGATCGCTGAGGGCTGACAGCTATTCCCTCATCTCAGCCGCTTGAGTTCCACCACCCAGCGGTCGGCCACAATCCCGGCGGCGTGGTAGCGCGCCACAACGTACCGTGGCGCGGACGCCGCCGCTTCGGCCGTGGCCGCGGATGTGTCGGCGACAAGTGTGACGAGCCGGGGGTCTATCGCGGGCGGGAACTCGGCGCGCACCGCCACGGGCTCCGCCCCCGCGCCGACGGGCGTCGCCGCCGGCTCCGCGTACGGTTGCGCGCGCCACACCACATCGGCCGCCACGTAGGCGGTCCCCTCCGGGCGACGGTACACCAGGGTCACCGTCCGCATCCGGCCCTGCCGCATCCGCGCCCTGTTCCCCGCGATCCGCGCCAGTTTCCGCGCGTCGAGCATGTAGCGTCTCCCCATTAGATCCTGCGACTGAAGTCGTATGGCAAACCATGGACACTGAAGTGTCTACTGACGCTTTTGCGCCCCTACCCGCGGATACTACCGGACTCAGAGCGACTTTAGTCGCCGTAGTTTGCCATACGACTTCAGTCGCAGGTCCCTTACCGCATGTGATTGAGCAAGAACACGACGACCGCGAAGAGGAACGCCACCAGCTGCAACGTGACCCCGATGGCGATGGCATTGACCGTGGCCTGCAAGCTCTGCAGGCGCGCCGACATGTTGTCGAGCCGCTCGCGCGTGACCTGCCCGAAGGCGCAGCCGTCGCGGTCGAGCGCGTCGCGCAACGCCCCCGCCCCGATCCCCCCCCCCGCCCCCCAGCCCGTCGCCCCGACATACCGCGCGCTATTCATCTCTCACCCCTTCCGCGACCACTTTTATAGAACTTTTGTTCTATTTACAAAAGCTATTGTAGCACGAGTATTCCGCGCGTCAAGAAACACACTCACGCCCACGCGGCCCTCACCCCCACCCCCCTCTCCCTGACGCGGGAGAGGGGAGCCGCCCGTCAAATCGCCGGCTTCTCCCCTCGGCCTGACGCGGGAGAGGGAGATTAGACGACTCCCGACTCCCGACTTTCGACTTTCGACTTTCGACTTTCGACCATCGCCTACGCCCCGCACGCCAGCCATTCGACCATGACGGTCCCCGTCGCCGGCGCGGCCGTGCTCACGGTCAGCGTGAAACCGGCTGCCGTGACACCGCCGACCGTCGCCGCCCACGCCGCGTCCGTCGACGTCGCCACGACGACCGGCGTCCCGGCGTAGGGGTTCGGGAATGGGACGGCGACACTAGCCGTACGCGCGCCCACGATCCCGATGCTGGCGACGCCGGCCTGCGTCAGCCGCGCGCCCGCGGCCACGCCCGGCGGCGGCCACAACGCTACCACCACGGCGTCGGCCGGGTTGTGCGGGTCGAGCAGGACGACGAGACATGACGCTCCCGCGATCGCGAGGTCGCGCGGCGCGCAGGCCGTCACCCGCGCCGGGCCGATCAGCCGCGCCGGCGCCCCCGCCAACCGCACCATCGCCGTCCCGCCGCCCGGGTCGTACGTGGCGACCGTGCCCGCCTCGATCAGCGGCGACGTACCGCGCGGCAGCGCTAGGCGCCGCGCCGACACATATTGCTGGTACGGGTGGACCGGCGCCCGCTCCACCCCGGCCACGGGCTCGACCGCCCCTGGCGGACGCTCCGCCGCGCGCTGTCGCGCCGTGTACTCATGCGGATGGGGCTGCCAGCCCCGCTGGCGCTGATAATGGTACACTCCGTGATGCCGCCGCCCGGCCTGATGGCCCTGGTGGCGTTCATCCGCGTGCGAGTGATCCTGGTCATCGTGCATCGGATAGACCCTTCTCCCGTGCGATGCGCGCGCGCTCCTCGGCCGCATCGACCGGCGCGTTGGCGCTGGCGTACAATAAGCGCATCGCCGTTTCGTCGCTGACCCAACCCTGCGCCCGCGCCGTCGTCAGCGCCGTGACCATCGTCGCCGCCGCCTGCGCCGCCTGCGCGTTGTCGTCCGGCGCCAGTTCGGGCATCGTCACCTCGTACGCGCGGTCCACCCCCGCCGGCAACGTCCCCGCCCGCACCGCCTCGGCGATCACACGGTCGATAATCGCGCGGATCAGCAGCGCGAACTGGTCTTGCCGGCGCTGGAACTTGCGGAACGTCGGCAGCCCCATCTCGGACGCCGTGGCGTAGTTGACCTCGCCGCCCTCCGACAGGTAGTGCTCCGGCAGACCGGCTCCCATGGCGATCATCAGCTTGATGGCCCGGCCGTCGGCCGCCACGTTATCCGCGTCGATGTGCGGCTGCACCGCGCCCCACTCCTCGCTCTCGTTGTGTACCACGATGCTGCCGGGCTCGGGCGGGTAGGCGTATTCCATGCGCTTGCGGTCGATCGTCTTGCGGTCGGCCCCCTGCAGCTTGATCGTCCACAGGAACGCGCCCTTGTACTTATTGATGCGCACGCGGTCGGTCAGCCAGTCCTTGTAGCGGCGCAGCCACGGCAACAACGTCGCCAGATCGCTCTTGCCGCGCTTGGCGTTGGACACCTTATTGATCGTCGCTTGCACGACCTCGTCGGGACACGACAGCCACACGCCCTCATAGGCGACAGGCGACGGGCGATGGGCGACAGAAGGACCGTGGCTACTCGACGCGCCATCGCTACCCGTTCCCTGCTGTCGCCCGCCGCCCGTCGCCTGTCGCCCCGTTCCCGAGGGCCGCACATGCACGCGCGTCACCCGCTCCACGTTCTCAGGATCGGTCTCGACCTCGTCGATCAGCGAGGGGTCGATCTGCGCGATCTTGACGCCCCCATCATACGGGTTGACGAAGAAACGGATGAACTGCTCGCCGTACAGGCTCAGCTCGGTGCATAGCGCATAAACGCGCGTGTCCATATGGTTGTCGGGGTCGCGCCAGAATTGGTCGATGACCCGCTGCACGCGGCGGCTCGCCGCCGTCACCGCGATACCGTTGCCGAGCACAAAGTTGGTCGTGATCTCGATGATATAGTTAGCCAGCGGGTTGGCGTTGTAGGCCTCGTAACACGCGTTGTGGATCTCCAGGTACGTAGAGGGCAGCACATCCTTCTGGTACCAATTGTCGGAGAGACGCCGCCAGTAATAATCCTCCTCCGTCCCCGCGGCCCCGGCCGCACGGCCCCAATAGTAATCCTCCTCCGTGCCACCACTCCCATACCCCACCGCCTCACCCTCGCGCAGCGACGCCGTCTCTACTGGGACCGCCGGCATCTCGCCCGTCTCCACTTTTACTGGGACCGCCGGCATCTTGCCGGCCCCCGGCGCCCCCGCGGTCTCTGACGCCCTCTCTCGCCCGTCGCCTGTCGCCTGTCGCCCCAACTCCGTCCACGCCCCCTCCCCCGCCAGCCACGACCCCACGTCCGCCGCCCACCGCCGCACCCCCATTGCATACCCCTCCCCCCACGGTGCCATTGTAGAATATATGTTCTACCAACAGGGCTATTGTAGCACCCCTTTTGCGCGCGTCAAGGAACACAACCGCCGCCAAACTACACGCATACCGCGATGTCGATCTGTAGGGGCGTATCGCCATACACCGGGAGTGGCTAAACCTATGGGCACACGAAATCCCTGACGTGACAGGTGTAGGACGGATAGGCCCGGCGATGGAGTTGGCGACGGTTCCAGGCATACACGAAGAGCTTGACAGCGCGGCGTAGCGC